GTTCTGGCATTCTCCGTCATATAAATTCCAACTTCGGCGTCTAACTTGACAATCTTTTCTTGATTGGCATTAATATTGGCATTACCACGATTCTCAAGTTCTTCAATAAAACTCTTCTGCATCTCAACCTTATCCTTAAGGTTTTCTTTTTTTAATTGAAGGGATTTGATTTCATCTTTCTGAAGGCGAATCTTCTCCTTAATCAGAGCATTCATCGCAGAAAAAATACGAATATCCAGCAAGTCTTCAATTACCTCACGGCGATTGGCAGTTGTGAGTTGCATAAAAGGAACAAAGGTACTTGAACCTAGAATCACAATCTGAGTAAAGGACTTATAATTTACTTTAAGAATATTTTCCTCAAGAATTTTTTGATTTAACCTATCATCAGATTCCTTATGAAGTTCCTTTCCATTTACTTCAATATCAAAAACATTTGGTTTAATTCCACGACGAACCAAATAATCCCGACAATTAACAGAAAACTCAATCTCAACAAGACAATCTTTCTCATTAGTCGTATTGACTAATTGAGGTTTATTAATCTTGCGGAATGGTTTATTGAAAAGAACAAAGGTTAATGCATCAAGAATAGTAGATTTACCCGCACCATTCGTTCCAATAATTAAGTTTGTGTGATTTTTTTGGAAATCAACTTCAGTCCAGTTATTGCCTGTACTTAAAAAGTTCTTCCATTTAATTTTTTTAAAGGTTATCATTTTTAGGAGGAATCACAATATCATCAGGAGTAATTACGGCATACTTGTAATTATTCGTCTTACAAGTTTTTATGGCAAGTTCATCATCAACTTCAACGACTTCCATTTCTTTTTCATAGTCTTCATCGTCCTCAAGCATCATAGCATAACGAGTGGCATCATCCTCTTCTTCAAATAAAAATAACACTTTTTCTCCATATTGGTCCGGAACGGCATATGCTCCATCATCTTTACGACCCTTGAGTGTGAGAAGAAACATTTTATTCTACTTCGCAAGCTTGTTTATAGAGGTCTTGAAATATGCCTTTGATTTTATTCTTATCAAAATCACATTCGGATTCATCAATATAACGATTCAGAATTGAAATGGTATTTTCTTCTTCGTCAATTACAAAGTTTTCATTCTCTTGAATTTCAAAGTTTTCAACAATCTTCAAATCCTGAATAGAGACTTTATAGAGTTTGTCAATAAACTTCTCAAAATCTTTTTGTTTAGATTTTTTACGAACAATCACCTTAACAATTTTATTGGAGTACTCAGAAGCATCAAAGGTTTGATGTGGAGTATCCTCATAATAAATGTTATAGAATAATTTATAAGGATTGTTAATTGGAGTGTGCTCTAGAGTTTCGGTATCAAAGATATGAAATCCACGAGTATCATTTACGTCCGTCCAATACATTTCATAAGGATTACCGAGATAGAACACAGTTCCATTATCAGAACGAGTGTGGTAATGACCAGAAAATACCTTTGTGAAGTTTGAAAAAAGATTCGCTTCCAGTCCATGCTCTTCCATTACAAGATGTTTGTTGACACGAAATCCTTTAAGTTCTAAATGACCCATGGCAACTTTTGCTTTGGATTTCTTAACTACCTTTAAGGTTTCGTCATAGTTCTCACTACAAATCCAAGGAATAAAGGTCATATCTGTTCCACCAACTTTAGTATTTGTTGGAGAACTATAAGTTTTAATATTTGGATAATCCTTGAGAAGAAGAGCGGGAGAATTTACATTATTGGTATTCTTATAATAACAATCATGATTACCAACAATCATATGAACATCATACTTTTTAAGAGGTTCAAAAACAACTCTCTTTGCCCATTCCAGACTTTGATAATCAATTGACTTACGACTATCAAATGCGTCACCCATATGAATGACTGTCTCTACCCCGTGTTCTTCAAGGGCAGGAAAAAAGACATTCTTGTAGAATAGTTCAAAGTAATCATGAAGATGCTTTGAACCTTTCTTGGCACCATAGTGAGTGTCGGTAAGAATTGCTACCTTCATCGGTTTCCGTTTCTGTACTGGATTGCGTCCTTCATACTATTATACTCTGAATTGTTCCCAGAAAGCAAGCCGTCATCAATTGTCATAACCTCATCAAACCCGGTGCGTTCAATAATCTTGGTCTTAATGTCTAACTGCTTTTTCTCCTTTTGAATTCTTCTCAAAAAGGCATAGTGAATAATTTGAGTAAAGTATGCAAAAGGATTTTGAGATCTTTCTGGATTAAAGTTGTGAATGTACTGAACGCAGTTTTCTATTCCGTCAGAGCACATATCCTCACGGAACATATAATTTACAAAGTTTGGTTTATACGAAAGGTGAGTAGCAATCTTTAAAAAGCATTCTCCAAGATAATCTGGAATCTTAGGTTTTCCTTCCCATTTTCCAGTTTTAGGAGGATATTTACCATACTTCTCAAAGTACTTTTGCTCTGCCTTTTCTACTTTAGATCTATAAACAATAAGAGCTTCTAATAGCTCTTTATTATTTACATAATGTTCTGATTTCTTTTTAGGCATAACATCGGACTTTTAATATAAGTTATGACTATTATAGCACAAGTTTATGGGGCTTGACAAGTATTCAAAATGTGTGTAGACTAGGTTTGTCTCCGTTGAAGATAAGTACTAGCTTTCTTTATTACCCTTAAAGATATTCTCCAAATTCTTTCTTGCTTCTTTCACAGAAGACACATAACCCATCGATGATGATAGTTTAATTTGCCCAGATGGTTTATATACTTCTACCGAATCATCATCAAGGTAATATTCATATAATTGAATTAATTTAGTATCTTTTGTTTCAGTCATCGTTATAACCTTATCAAGTTTAATCAAGAACATATCATCACTAGACATTTCTATCCAAGGTTTAATTTTAACATAAGAACCACCGGTAGAGTCCGTCATCGATTTCATAATGACAGGATTTTGTAGAATTAATATCGGATCGCCATCATTCTCATCCACCATAATGAGTGATAGAATCTCCTCTCCGGATACTAATTTTAAGATGCAATAAAACTCTTCTCCCATCAGTCTTTTAGAGGTATGTTTACAATATCGTAATTAAAGTTTTCTTCATTATAAATTTTAATTCTTTCAATAAGGTGATTGAGTGTATAATTTTTTCTTGATTTGTAACTAATATCATCGGCAATATCATATAGAGTTGCCTTCACTTTATTTTCCCCTTTTCTGAGAACTCTTCCGATTGATTGAAGATTTCTGATTCTCGACTTGCTAGGGGAAGCAAATATAACATTATGCAAATTTCTGATATTGACACCAGTAGAAAAAGTGCCGTAGGAAGCAACGATGATTGCATTATTTTCTCTTTCGGTAATTTCCCTAACTAATTCTCTTTCTTCAGTATCCACTCCACCATGAACGAAAAATACATGTCTATCATCAATTTTGCTATTATTTATGAGTTCGTAAAGTGGTTGCCCGTGCCCTTCTACTCTGGCAAAAAGCACAAGAGTATTGCCTTTTAAATCTAATGCCAGATTTTTTATAAAGTTATTTCTCTTTGAGTGATTAATAATATACTGAACTTCATCCTCAAATATTTCAAATCTGTTTGGGGGATGCTTGAGTAATAAAACTTTAATATCTAATTTGGCAAGATGACCCTTTTGCATCAGTTCATCTGTCTTGATAATCTTATATGATGGACCAAATAATCCCTCCAAAACCCACTTATGAGTTTGAGAGCCATCTAGTGTTCCAGTGAATCCAAAACGGTATTTGGCATCACAAAGTTTAGTCATTATAGATATTAGTGACTTGGATTTAAACTGGTGTGCCTCATCTCCAACAACAACATTAAATCTGGAAAAGTACTGCTTGGGAAGTTTGTAGATGGACTGCCAGGTAGTAATAATGACTTGGGAATCAGTTTCTCTTTCCTTTCCCGCATAGATTTTGTGGCAGTATGAACCAACATCCCATCCATAATCTTCAAAATCTTTATACATTTGTTCTACAAGGGAAGTCGTCGGAACAACTACGAGAATATTTTGCTGCTTCTCAACGTAATATCTCACAAGAGAATATATCATTAACGACTTTCCAGAAGCAGTTGGAGATATCAATAACTTACGATTATGTCTTAAAGCGTCGTATACTCCCTCAATTTGATAATCCCGTGGGGAATGTCTACTGATTGCCGTCATATAATCCTTTACACCTTCCTTTGAGATGTTCTCATTTACCTCAAAAGGAAGACCATAAAACTTATTATCTTTGAACTCGTAGGTATAATTATGAGTCTCGCAAAATCTAATAATTCTATCTAAGAGACCAATATAAATTTCGCCTGTTTGTGTAGAGAAAAGGCGGATTTTTCCGTCCCAGTATTTGTTGCGATACTGAGGACTAAATTTTGCATTTGGAACATCAAATGTAAATTGGTCTGCTAATTCATAATATACGTGAGGTTCTGCTTGAATGTGGAGATAGACCTCATTCTTTTTTGATATAACCAAATGAGACATTCATAAAATATCAGTTATGAGTATTTATTTGGTTAATTATACCCCGATGTAAACTTGTGCCACTCTATACTGTTCTTGATTTGATAAGTTCTGTTAGAAATCATCTTAAGAACTTCTTCTAGAAACTTAAGCATAATATCATAATATCTAATCTTCAAATCAACTTTACAGATTCTTTCATCGGCATCCATATACCTCTGTATGGCGTCCTTTTCTCTCACCTTATACGGGAATGGTTCTTCAGCATAGACCTCTGCTGGTGCCTTTCCTGTGTAGTAGTTATAGCGTTCCAACCTGACTCTATTATAAGTTTCTCTTGCCTTTTCACGAAGAAGAGTAATTGTATTATAAAGAGTGTAATATTTTGAATGAAGTTGCGGTATTTTTAAAGATTCATCGTGTAGGTTATCAGGGTCTATGACAGAATCTCTCTGCCACATTTCCTGAATTTCATCAAGATTCATAAGGGTTTCCCATCTGTTCCTAGGATATTATACACAGTATACTTGAAAGTCACGTCTGCTGTAAAGTACTGAATGTCGGTTTGTGTGGCATCAAACTCCAAGGAACTTAATGATACTGGAAATAAATCTTTAAACTTTACTATTGCAGTCGTATTGTAATTACTGTTTAAAATATACAGACTTCCATCACTAAATGCTCGTTTTGAATCTTGTAATGCCGTTACATCACTTTCTATGGAAATTAAATCTTTATATTGCTGTGTTGTTTCCGGAAATCCAAGACCTGTCAACCAAGTATGAATTGCCATATAATTTTCCATATTCTCATCAACCAAAAATCTCAAAGACAAATCTCCATAGGTGAGTTTGTCTCCGGGAACATCAATATCCTTAAGATATGATGGTTGCGTATTGAGGGATAGTGTAATTTCTGGTATTCTTGCCGAATTGCAGAAAAAAGCAACTTTAGGTTCTTTTGCTAATGAAAACTTAAACCCAACTGGTGATAGAAAGTTTCTATTATCAATTTGATTGGGAAACGAACAGGACATTTTTATTTTTATTTAGATATAAAAAAAGGGACCCGAAGGTCCCTTGCGAAATTGTGAGAAAGACTCACATAAGGTTTGAAACCTTGACTCTTCTGTAGTAAACGTTAGAGTTGGTTGTGAGTAGACCTTGACCTTGATCTGCACCTGCTGCAAATGGGTTGGCAACCATACCATAACGAGTCTTAAACCCGATTTTTGGTTGGAAGGTGTTCTCGCCAACGGCACGAACCATTTGGAGAGGAACATATGGGCAGTAGAAGAGACCTGCGTCATAAGGCGAAGAACCCTTATAACCAACAACGTAGTATTGGTTAGGAGCTACGTTTGCCGAATATGGGTCAATGTAGACTCTGTACTTACCTTGAAGAACTCCAGCAAAAGTATTGCCAGTGTCATCAACGTTCAGGTTAGCATTAAGTGCAGGGGTGTAATCGAGAACACCAGCCATTGCAAGTGCCGAAGCAACGTCAGCAGAGCAAACGATGGTGTTGCCCTTTCCTCTACGAGTTTGCTGTGCAATTGCGTTTGCATCGCGCTCGATTTGGAAGATAAGACCCTTGAACTTCTCAACTGACCAACGACCGTTGGAGTCAACGTCAAGGTCAAAAGTACCAGCGGTAGCAGTATTTGCTTGAGCACCAGGCTTAGCAGTCTTGTAGATGGTTCTGATGACTTCTCTGTTGATTTCAGCAAGAATCTCAGTGCTGAGGATGTTAGCAAGCTCAGCCTCTGCATTCAGACCGTGAATTGCCTTCAGGTCTTGTGCAAGCTCAAGTGAGTACTCAGCTTTTAGAGCTCTTGACTTAGCAGTAACGGTGACTTTCTCGATTGAGAATGCCATCTCGTTGAAGTTGTTTCCACTTGCATCCCCGAGTGCTTCTGCACTGTCGGTACGCAT